GTGACACCCGCGAGCTTCAACTTGTCCAGCTCTTTCTGCAGGTTATCCTTCTCGGAGATGAGCCGGGCATTAGCGTTCTGATATTCCAGAACCACATTGATCTTTTTCTGCACGTCTGTCAGCGTTGCGGCATCCGTGAGGCCCAGCATCAGGGCGACTGCTTTCAATTCTTCATTCATTTGAGGTAATGTTTTTGGATGATTATTGTTTTTCAGCAGCGGAAGACTGTGCGCACCCTCCTGCCTGCTGAGTTTGAGTTCCTTTCCTTCATAGACCAGGCGAAGATTGTCGTCATTGCCGCCGATGTCCACCATACTGTATTCCACCAGACGGGACTTGGTAACGGTCGGACAGGTCTGCCCGGGTTTGAGCAGCGCCGGATCTTCGGACATTTCCAGTATTTCAAAATGGGGTGATCCCATCCGCAGTGTGCCTTTTTCCCACTGCTGCTTGGCCAGCTTCGACTCTTCACGAACCTCATCGAAATAAGGCTCACCGGTAATCTCACCGTTCTCCCTGCGTATGTCCTTTATCATTCCGATGATGACACCTCTCTGGTGCATCCACAAAAGAATAGGATTGCGCTCGTACTGTGACAGGTCGACACCATCTGTCTTTACCCACGTACCATACTGGTTCAATGTCTCATTCGATATTCGGATTCTCTCGCCCATTGCATCTGTTTTTTGTCACAAACTTATACCGGAGAGAAAGCTCTTCAAAAAAACTATGCAACCTTTTCCTGCAACTGTGCAGCCCGTACGTCATTGTATGCAATCGCTACGTCATTTTTTTCTATCCGCCCCGGAGATGCGCATCTTTGTCTCAAATTTTAAACGACCGGTATGGCAAGAACGGAACATAAATCCAAAGAAACGGCGAAGGCGCTCTACCTGAAGGGCGTCCCTGTAGAACGCATCCTCGAACTTACCGCAGTAGCGCGGCAGACACTCTCTCGATGGATCAACCAGGAGGGATGGAAAGAGCTCAAGGCATGCTATGGCATGACACGCGAGGAGATCACGCAGAAGATCCTCTCCATTGTCAATGACGCCATTGAAAATCCGGACGAGTACCTGAAAAGAAAGAAGATAGCCGACGATCTGGTAAAGCTGGCCGCCGCTATCGAAAAAATGGACAAGAGCACCAATATCATACACTACGTGGAAGCCTTCATACGGTTTGAAGACTGGCTGATGGAACACAGAAAAGAATACCCGGAACTGCCCGATGAAGTAGTGATGATACTCCATAGGCTGCATGATGACTTTATCTCACCATTTTTTATAAAGAAGTAATATGACCGAACAGGAAAGAAAAGACGCTTATAAGCGCTGGCTACAGCAGAGCGAGAGACTCAAACGGCTGACATCGGACAAGCGCATCGAGACCCCGGAAGAGAAGAAACGCAACATTGCCCGTGCCCTGAAAGACTACAACTATTTCTGTCAGCGTTATCTGAAGCATTATTGCGAATGTTCCAACGCCAAATTCCAGAATGACGCGGCCCGCTATCTTTATAACAATCCCAACTGCCGGGCTGTATTCAAATGGCCGAGAGGGCATGCCAAGAGCGTCCATCTGGACATCGGTGTACCGCTGTGGCTGAAATTCAACGGCATGCTGCATGTGATGGTGCTTGTGGGCAAGAGCGAAGACAATGCCGATGCCCTGCTGGGAGACTTGCAGATGGAACTGCAATCCAACCAGTATATCATCGAAGATTTCGGTGAGCAGTACAACGCTGGTTGCTGGCAGGAGGGTGAATTTGTTACCAAAGACCGTTGCGCCTTCTTCTCACGAGGAAGAGGACAGTCTCCGCGCGGACTCCGGTTCCGTGAGATGCGTCCGGATTATATCGTAGTGGATGACCTCGATGATGACGAGATGTGCCGCAGTGAGGCCCGTGTACGGGAAATGACCAAATGGATCAAGGAAGCCCTCTTCGGATGCTTCGGAGGAAAAGGAGGACGCTTTGTCATGGTCGGCAACCTGATCGGAAAGAACAGCGTGCTGCAGAGGATTATTGACAGTCGCACGGTACATACCAGTTCGGTGAACGCCTTCGACAAGAACGGCAATCCCGCATGGCCCGAAAGATACACTACGGAATATCTGAAAGGACTCGAAGAGTTTATGGGATACCGTTCCTTCCAGAAGGAGTACATGAACAATCCTATCACTGAAGGAGCCGTATTCCAGGAGAGATGGATCAAATACAGACGGATGCTCAAGCTGAAATACTATGAGAGCATCGTTGTCTATGTCGACCCTTCCTGGAAAAGCACCGGAAAGAACGACTACAAGGCATGCAAAATGTGGGGACGACCCCAGAGAGGACTCAAGACGGCATCCCCGAGGGAACTGCACTGCATACGTGCCTTCTGCCGGCAATGCAGCGTAGGTGAAATGGTGCGCTGGCTCTATGACCTGTACGAATCACTTCCGGAGGATTGTGCCGTATCCTTCTACATGGAGGCCAACTTCATGCAGGATACCATACTCGACGAGTTCCAACGGGAAGGAGACCTGAGAGGATACCAGCTGCCCATCATGCCGGACACCCGCAAGAAGCCCGACAAGTTCGCACGTATCGAAGCCATATCACCCCTGTGGGAAAGAGGATTCGTATGGTACAATATCAAGTACAAGGATGATGCCGATATGAAGACATCCATTGACCAGACACTCTCCTTCGAACAGGGAAGCCGGGCACATGACGATTCTCCGGACGCAGATGAGGGTGCGATCTACAAGCTGCAGAAACAGGTACGGCAGGATACGCTGCCACCTCGTCTTGGGGTCAGGGAGCCACCCCAGAAAAGATGGTAATCATTTAACTATATCACTATGTATATCACGGATCAGGATTATATCAATATCGGAGAAAATGCCCTGGATATTGTTCAGCAGAGCAAGCCGGAGAACCGGGAAGCGGCGGAGAAGTTTGCTATGGACTTTGCGGCCGGATATCTGAGGGCAAGGTATGACGTGAACGCCGCTTTCGCAAGAGAAGATAATGAGAGAAACATGGCGCTCGTCGGATGTCTGACGGATATAGCGCTCTACAGGATGGTGCTCAGTCTGCCCTCCCGGATGAGCTGGGAGAAGTACGAGAAGCAATACAGCCGGCAGGTGGAATGGCTCGAGGCGGTACAGTCCTCCGCAGTGATGCTTGACCTTCCGACCGTTACCGGACCGAACGGAGAGGAGGATTACCACAATCCCATCCGCACAGGCGAGGGAGTCAGAAACAATTATATCTGGTAAGACATGGGAAATAAAAAGAAAGGAAACATCCCGTTCGGGAACATAGACCTGGCACGTCCGGCGGATCGTCGCAGGGTAAAGGATATGACTGTCAAACTGCAGCTGCAGACGGAAAACCTCACACGTAATGACCTGAAGTCATGGCGGTGGGCATGGCAGCAGGCCATCAACGTAGAGCAGCCAAGACGCACGAAGCTCTATAATATCTACACGGATGTGGATGTGGACGGACATCTCACGGGGTGCGTCGAACAGCGGACGGGATTCGTAATGAACAAGGGATTCAAGATCACGGACAGGAATGGAAACGATATGGATAACGCCAAGGAACTTTTCGAAGCTCCCTGGTTCAAGGTATGGATGAGACTCAGCCTGGAGAGTATCTATCAGGGCAACTCACTCATCGAACTCGGGCCGGTGATCATGGTGGATGACAAGCCGGTATTCAGCCACATCAAACTGGTGCCGCGCACACATGTCATTCCGGAGTTCGGCGTAATCATCCGCAGCGAGAACGATACATGGCAGTCGGGATTCGATTACCGGACGGGAGCTGTGTCATGGAACGTAACGGAGGCCGGAGGCACACATGATCTGGGACTCTATCTCAAATGTGCGCTGCAGACCATCCCGAAGAAAAACATGGCCAGTTTTTGGGACATGTTCGGCGAGATCTTCGGCATACCGCTGCGCATCGGAACAACCACCAGCCGCGATCCAAAGGAGTTTGACAAGCTGGAGAAGCTGCTGCGTAACATGGGAGCGGCATCCTACGGACTCTTTCCAGAAGGGACCACGATAGATATCAAGGAATCCACACGCGGTGACGCCTATAATGTGTATGACAGACGGATCGAACGGTGTAACTCGGAACTGAGTAAGGCGATACTGACACAGACCATGACTGTTGACAACGGAGCCTCGCTCTCGCAGTCGAAGGTGCATGAGAACATGCTGGATAACCTGATCAACAAGGATGCCGATATGATACGGGATCTGGTAAACTGGCAGCTGATCCCACGTATGATTTATCACGGATTCCCGGTGAAGGGATGCAGATTCGAATGGGATGACAGCGTGACCTATACTCCAGAACAGCAGGTGGCATACGAAACGATGGTCATGAATCATTATGAGGTGGACCCGAAATACATTATTGAGAAGTACCAGATGCCCGTCAAGGCACGTAAGGAGACGACCCAGCAGTTGGTAAAGCCTTTTTTCGACTAGGCCCCGCTGATTATGCGGGGCTGCATGAGAGGGCAAGGCTTGTATATGAGAGCGCTTCCCTGTCCCTGGCTCAGAAAGAGGAGGGAGAGAATGATACGGTAGAAGTCGACACAGCTTCCGTCGAAGCGGCATTCGTCCTGCTGATGGCATGGTTACACCGGCAGGAGCAGTTCTCCCCAGAGATGCTGAAAGAGGAGGAGGTGAGGAACTTTATCCGTGAGACCGCCGCGCTGCTGGACAGAGCTGTGGACTATTCTATCCGGGAAGTTCCCCTGGATGAGGTGAGCATACAAAGACTCAAGGAGTCTAACTATGTATTCAGCGGGATCAAGACCTTTCATGAGCTCAATGAGGCGTTTCCTTCCCTGCTGGATGAAAAAGGGAATAAAAAGCCGTTTGAACGGTTTTTAAATGACGTCCAAAAGATCAACAATACGTATAACGGTTCCTACCTGAAGACGGAGTATAACTTCGCCGGCGCGGCAGCGCTGATGGCGGCGCAATGGAAAGATTTCGAGAAGGATTTCCAGGAGGATGGGGATCGTTACAATCTACAATACCGGACTGCGGGTGACGAGCGGGTACGTAAGAGTCATCAGCTGCTGGAAGGGATTACACTCCCGATTACCAGCAAGTTCTGGGACTGGTATTTCCCGCCCAACGGTTTCGGCTGCAGATGCGTGGTGCAGCAGGTAAGAAAAAGCAAATACCCGCAAAGTGATGAGCAACAGGCCATGAACCTGGGATCGCAGGCGACGGCGGGTAAATATCAGGAGATGATGCGTTTCAATCCGGGCAGGCAGATGACCACTTTTCCGGCATATAATCCGTATACAAGAAAGGGATGTACTGATTGTAACGGAAAAGGATCGGACAATGAGCTCTGCCGGGCATGCAGGATCGTGCGTAAACAAGTGAAAGGAGGAGAAAATGGCTGAAAAAGATACAAAGAAGGTGATCAGGGAACTGCAGCAACGGATCAACCGCTACATCCGTCTTACCCTGAAGGACATCAAAACGGAAGCCAAAGAGGAGTTCGACCGGAACTTCCAGCGGGAGGCTTTCTTTACCGAGAAGTGGAAAAGAAGACGGTACGCTCAGGATGAGACTCGGGGAATATTGCAGCAGTCCGGAACGCTCCGCAAAAGCATACGGGCCGAGATTATGGAAGGCAACAAGGGAGTAGCGTTTACTTCATCTGTTCCTTATGCCAGGATACACAACGAAGGTGGAACCATTACCGTTACCCGAAGGATGAAAGGATATTTTTGGATCAAGTACAGGGAAGCTATAGGCAAAAGGGGATATACCCTGAAAGGGGAACTGCGCAGGACCAAGAAAAACCGGCAGCTGTCCTCGGATGCGGAGTTTTACCGGGCAATGGCCTTAAAGAAGGTCGGCAGCAAAATTGTCATTCCCCGCCGGCAGTTCATAGGCACACACCCGGATTTGGAGAAACTGCTGCAGGAAATAGCCAGGGAAAATATCAAGGAAGTATTTAACGACTAATTATAAATATCATGAGAAGTTTTTTCTTTTTACAGCTCCAGAAACACCTGGAAGGACTGACGGACGATAAGGGAGAGTTCCTTGTCAAAACCTACGACCTGTGGAACGAGCAGGTGGATTTTATTGAGGAGGAAGAACCTTTTGCCCGCCCTGCGGTATTCCTTGAGTTTATGCCTTACAAATGGCAAATGCTCTCTGCCGCCACGCAGACGGCAACTGTTCCCATCAGGCTGCATATAGTCACCGACTGGAAAGGTTCCTCCAGGAAAGGAAGCAAATATCAGCAGCAGACACTGGAGCGTTTCAGTTTGCTGGAGAAGATCAGCAGACATCTGCATAACTTCCTGGGAAACGACGGCAGCGTATTCTTCGATATGTTCCGGCGTACCGCCAGCGATACGAATCATAACCACTCAGAACTGATAGAGGATATCGAGGAATACACTTTCCGCGTTACGCAGAAACTCTAGAAAAGACTCATCTGCATCTCCTTCTGCTTGGAAATGATACGGTCATCGGCACTGGCATTGATGATGTTGTAAAAGGTGCGCTCGCAGATCCTGAACTCCGGCCATATATAGCGCCGCAGGATCTCCCGGTTCGACAGGCCGTCACGGGAATGCTCGTCATAGATGCGCACGATAGACGATACACGGTGAACGTAGCTCCGTCCCGGAGTATTCATTCTGGATTTCTTCATACCTGAAAACAATTAAAAACAATCTTGAAAAACTTTTTACCTCAATGACAAAAGTAATGATTTCTAGATAAATATACAATTATAAGGAGGGAATTATAAAAAAGCCCTCAACGCTCGTTTTCTGATCCCCATCACAAAACAAAGATAAATGCACATTATCCACACGCTGAGGGCTAAAGTCCTTAACGTGAATAATGTGCATTTGTTGTAATGGGGTGCACAAAAGTAACAATAAAAATTGAAATTTATGTGTAAGAGCGAAATTTTCTTTAGACTGCTTTCCTTGACAGAGCAGGAAACGGAAGTAACAAGGGAGAGAATTCTGGGTGATTATAAGGATATGGAGGCTACCGATGCCAGGTATGTTCTTGTTACCCTTCTGACCGAGCAAGGACTGTATCCCGACCAGATCGCAACATTTCTTCATCGAACAGCCCGAGGCGTCCGGCACCTGATGAGACGAAACATCACCTCACCGATGATCGGTATTTATTTGTCACAGATCAGGAAGCGCATGGGAAGCGATACATAGAATAGCCGACGACAGACTAGTATGTTTGCAGTACGGTCAGATAGTGACCGGAACCTAATAAAATTATAAAGGCTATGGCTGAAGAAAAGATTATTTGTTGCGGAGATCCTTACCGCGGCAACAATGATGCGCTCATGGGCGCATTGCTCGGCAGACAGGATAATGGTGCCGAAATGGCCGCCCTGATGAATGGCGGTGCGAACAACTGGATGAACAATCCTTTCGCTTACATGATGATGATGGGCATGATGCGCATGATGTACGGTGAAGGCTGGAACCAGGGAGGAAACCTCCAGAATGCCGAAATTCAGGGACAACTCAATGCGATCCGCACACAGATGTCCGACAACCAGAACAGCAATCTGCTCATGGACGGTATTCACGGAAATACGGGTGCCATCCGCTCGCTGTCAGACAACCTGAACTGTGATTTCAACGCACTGAACCAGTCCATCTGTGCTGTACGTTCTGCTATTCAGGAGGTATCCGGACAAGTGGGCTTCTCTGCTGAACGTGTGATCAACGCGGTCAATATGGGTGATTGCAACATTATCCAGGCTTTGCAGAACTGCTGCTGCCAGACACAGCAGGCAATCCTGAAGATGGGATACGAGCAACAGCTTGCAACTTGTCAGCAGACCGGTGAGCTCCGTAACGGGCAACGGGATCTGGGCGTGGCAATCACGCAGGGATTCTCCGCTACCGCCTTCCAGGCACAACAGGACAAGTGCGACATCATCCGCGCGGGTCAGGACAACACACAACGTATCATCGATACGCTGAACAACCACTGGTCGGCTGAGGACAAGCTGAAGATCCAGGATCTCAAGTTCGAACTCTCCCAGGAAAGACAGAACCGCTACATCGCTTCCGTGATGAACGGAGGATGCGGATGCGCTTCGGGGAATATGGGAATGGGAGTGTAACCGTAAAAACAGAAAACTGATATGGTTACATTATCACCCGTAGGATTGGCTGCCGCACCGGTGGCCAATCAGCTGGCAGTTCTGGCGACATTCAAGGAGAGGCTTTGCCGACCCTTCTGCATCGATTCCAGTCTGCAACCGCAGGTTACGGTGAATTACACCGCCGGTACACCGGTGCTTAATGGCACAACGGTGTTTGTACCCGTTACCGCTGTGGTAACCGTAGTTACTCCCGGATGCGGATGCAGGGCTGCCACGCAACTGTTTACCGAACATTTCGTTGCGGCGTTTCAGGGACAGACGGCCGTTCCGACTTCCGTTACCATCACATCGGTGGGACGCAGACAGGGAGGATCGGACGTACAATGCGGAAAGGCACATACCTATACGCTCAACGACTCACTGACCATCGTAATTGCGTAATTATTCCAGCCGGGAGGACCACAAGAAGGAAACCTCCCGGACTGTTTTTAAAACCTTTAAAACGAATTTAAATTATGCTGATCAAAGATTTAAAGAACGGATATCCCATATACGTGCTGAACCACGAAACGCTGAAAGCTGAGACCGGCAAGGTCGTAAGCATCGGAGATCCCTATTTCCCGGCACAGAAGCCCGGACAGACTCCTCAGAACCTGGGAAGGGTGGTAGACGTTACCCTCCTGCTGGGAGAAAAGACGCAGACCTTCACCATGCCGGAAACGCTTTCCGTATGTTATGCCGGAACGTTAGTGTTTTCAGCCGACAAGGAAGGTATCCTCGCGGAAGTACGTGCCACACGTGCACAGAGTCAGGCAGTCATAGACTCCTACGATAAACACCAGAAGAACGTGCAGACCTGTGATGACATCCTGGAGGAGTGGGATACGGATTACAAGGAAAAGAAGGAGAATGAGAAGCGCATCGGCAATCTGGAAAGTAAGGTCGACAAGCTCTCAGAGGCCATCTCTGAATTTATCAACGAATTCAAAAAGTAAAGGCCATGTACATGATCGTTATCGGATGTGACTACAAAAGAGAGTACATCGAAAAATATGGCGAGCACTTCAACGAGAAGCTGGCAGAGTTTGCGATCCGGCATCTGAAGAATGTGGATGGCACCAATCATCGATGGAGTATGGAGGATATCATCGAGGCATTCAAGAGAGAGAAACTTTCGCTTCCGGACAAGGAAAGCCTGCATGACCTGCATTATCTGGCCAACATGCTATACAGCAACTGGTATCCGGAGGCAATGATCACGGAACCGGTTATCCTCAAGGCTGCAAGGAAGTACCTGGAAGATCCGGACGGATTCAAGGGAATGATCTTCCTTGTGTGGATCTATAAGATGAAGAAGAAGGGAGTGGAAATTCCCTGGAAGGAAATGATCGATTGACTTTTCTTATATACGAATAACGGGTGCTGCGGCTGGTCTGCCGGGCACCCGTTATTAATTCTCTTATAAATCATTTGTCAACTTATAACAAAAATCAAAAACATCATTTCTGTCTTTAAACATAAGATGTTCAGGCACTCTTTCACTTAAAGCATTTCCAGAGGATCTAATATAATAATCTAACTTTATACCTATATTATCACCATTAAGAGTTGCATAAAAGCTAATGCCTGTTATTTCTCCATATAATATTTTCACCTTATCTATACTCCAATAGTATAATTTGTCTCCTATATTATATTGGGTTTTAAATTCCATATTTTCATATTTGATTTTTTTTATTTATCTTTGTTCCAAGATATGGTTTGGGATAAATGCTACCTACTGGTTTTCCCTGAAAGCGCAAGCAAAGTCGAGTGCGAATGGTAGACTATGCACGAGGTAATGGCGTATAGGTGAGTTCAAATCCACCACCATATCTTATTCAATTCCTATCTATGTATGTTATTCGTTATTTGGATTATAGTTAATCATGTGCTCAAATGCCTTTGTACGGGCATCGTAAGCAATCATAGTGGATTCATGAACAATATCAAGCTGCTGCTCATGTGACAAACTGCATATTTTCGGATATAGCCGTTTATAGACCTCTATTGCTGTTGATAGCATAGTATCACTTTCTCCTACTCCGTGATATGTGGTGTATATCTTTTGGAAAATAAGAGCTTGCTTTATAGGCATGGAGCTAAGTTGCCCAACTCCTATATACTTCTCAATAGATTTATTCATTACTATCTTGTTTTTATACACTTGTATCAATTCAATGCTTCTGTACGCTGGATGCAGTTCTGATATGCGTTGCTCGATTTCTTTCTTTGATAAACCTAAGGGAATCTTTATTTTATCTTCCGCACATCCAGCGACGACTTCTGGTATCGAATATAGATAGCGAACTATCCACTCTGTTTCATGCATACTTGGTTTATTAAAATGGATTTGTATTCCAATAGTTACGCCAATGCCCAAAACAATCACATCGGTTCCCATCATTTTCCTTACGGACAAAAGCGAGATTGTTTCTATCAATCAACGGCTTATTGTAAGGGTATTGCTTTACTCTGATTTTATAGGCTCGTAGAGCAAGCCTACGATTCTTAATTTTATTCATATCTATCTTGTTATTCGTTATCATTTGATTCAAGAGGAGGAATTGGCATCCAATGGGTAGGGCGCACAATATTGCCACCATAGTCAATCCAAGTCTCTGTCTTAGGATTAAAATCACACACTCCACATCCGGGAGGATTCATCCTAACATCAAGCACTATGTACAGGTCATCATCTGTTCGCGGTAACCTATCCTTTACGCTGACCCACGGGGATTGCTTTGCCTGCCATTCAGCGCCTTGAATAAAATTTGTTATCCCAAATTGCGCTAAGTTACTACCTGATAAAGTACGATCAACCGTTCTATGGTTAAACAAGATATTTTCTTTTGCAACTTCTTCTAATGTCTGTTTCATATTAATTTTCATCTAATTTTATCATATCTATTTTACTGACAGCCTTTAAGACTCTTAGAATGTCCTCCTGAAAGTCTATGACTTGTTGATTACGAACACTCTTCTTTAACTCTATTAGGGATAATTCCTGTATTCTTATCAAAGATGGAATGTCGTTAACCAACTCAAGTGTAATTTCTTTCTTCTTAGAATTTTTCATATTTCCTCCTTTCCTTTAAAGTGTTCGATTAGCTCTTCCACTGTAGCCTTATGATAATTGTCCACATTAAGGTCGTTAGGCATTCCGTAAAAGTCTATGCCCGATAATCCACCGTCAGAACCGTCTCGATATATACCCCAATCTCCTTTGTCATTAACAAAGAGTTGATTATGGTCTGTGTCATCTCTTAATGCGGCAATAGCAAGAAATAAATTTTCATTTGTCCCGCAATCAAGAAAATGTCCATATAATTCCTGCGAATAGGAGCAAGAGAAAACGGCTTCTCTCCCATGATATACTTTAATGTTGTCTCCAATAGCATTTAATCTTTCATTAGAAAGAAGTGGTCTAATCCCTAAACGTTTCAAAGACTCTCTTAATCTTTCAGTGTTTTTTCTAATAAAACATGGTGTTGTAAATCCCATAGTTAGTTCCTTTCTCTATTGTTATTCGTTATCATTTGATTCAAGAGGAGGAATTGGCATCCAATGAGTTGTATCCCAACCGCTAATCGTTTCATAGGAATAATTATCACTCCAGAAATATGCATCGCTATTATCGTCTGTATCCAAAACTGCAAGCCTCACTGTACCATCTTTAAGCCTGATTAATACAGGATCTCCTAATTCCGGTAATTTATCTTTTACGCTGATCCACGGAGATTGCTTTGATTGCCACTTGGCGCCAGCGATAAACGACTTATAACATTGATGGCGTCTTCCGTTAATAAATCCGGCACAAATAGAATCACCTTCACAAGTTGGGGAACCGTTTTGATGCTCTTTTGCTGCTTCTTCTAATGTATGTTTCATAATTTATTTTTTTAATTATTCATCTTGAAAATCATCAATCTCATATTCCCATTCCATTGCATCCGCTTCTCGAATATTATCACTAAGCCATTTTTTTGCGTTTTCAAGCTCATCATCCCATTCAGGTACATCACCACCTTCATCATAGGCTTTAGCTAATTCATTATAAACTTCATCAGGGACTTCAACATTTCCAAGTCCAACTCGATAAGTTACTTTGATTGTTAAATCTTTAATATTCTTCATATTTCCTCCTTTCTTCTAAATCTTCATCATCTATATCTAATACCAGCCCTCCATTAAGAACATGTTCCATCATCCCTTTAGATAGCTTCATTGTCTGTTCAAGTGTAGGTCTTTTCCACCTAAATACTCGAATGTAATCCGGCACATTCTTAAAGGACCTTGTATGTTGCATTAACCCACCACAACTACATTCAATAATAAAGGGAGTAACACCTTTGTCTGCGTATGTGGTAATTTTATTACGACCACATTTTTCACACTCATATAAATCATACGTTCCGCGACCATCGTATATCTTAGCATCTTCAATGGTTGATGCCATTTTTGTATATCTCTTTGTTATATCTTTTTTGTCCATATCCGTATTTTAAGTAAATGTTTGATTTTCTCATGCGCCGATTTCATCGCTTCATCAGAAGCCTTTTCGAAAAGGCTATCTGCTATATGAAAGTCTTTTTTAAAGCGATTATCAGGAACAACATATATTGTATCTGTTATTTCTGTAATCCGTTTTATGGGAAACACAGTCAGATATACATTCTCGGTTTTACAGCTTGCTACTATGACAACTGTAAGAATTAATAATAGTTTCTTCATTTTTGTTTTGTATTACGCTATTAATATTTTTCTTTTCTCTATACGAACTTTATCAGGGTCTTTGTCAGGAGCAAACCATACAAGATACCATTCGCCATTTGCAAATCCTTTCCACATTTTACCTTCATATACTCCTGTTGGTATTGAAGTGGAATATTCTGCTAAACCTTTAAAAGTCTGTTCGCTCATAAGAGCATGAGTATCATCCAATTCAATAAACCTCCTGTGAGGCTGTTTCCAACTCCGACCTAATGGGTCAGTGATTGGAGGTATTATCTGTTCTCCGTTCATATCTGCATGATTGAGGGTTATTTTGCTTTCACAACAACATTGCGTAAAAAATTAGAGAACTCAGATCGCACGTCAAAGCAGGGACATGCCTTGATAAATTCCGCCGGTTCCACCTCACCTGAGCCATCCAGATCAGGCGAAGTATCCCGATGGCCAAGCAACTCGATGATATCATACTCTTTGCACAATTTCGCTACAAGTCCACGTAAAGCCGCTTTTTGCTCAGGAGTACGAGTATCGGCTGGTCTTCCACTCGCATCTAAACCACCAATGTAGCAGATACCAATAGAGTGCTTATTGTAAGATACACCAGAAAATCCCTTTGTATTACAATGAGCTCCATCAATAGAAAGTGGACGTCCATTCTCTACATGACCATCAAGGTCGACCACGAAATTATAACCGATCTGGTTAAATCCTCTTTGTTTGTGCATACGATCTATATCCTTTGCACGTAAATCCTGCCCGGCACGTGTTGCTGAGCAGTGAATGATAATTGAGTCAATTGTTTTCATTATGTTTTGATTAGTCTACGTTAATTTATTTTCTCCAGAAAAAATCTCCTGAAATCGATCTGGCAGTATCATCTGCAGTCAAACGGATATACCGGAAGAAGTTCTGCTCGGATCTATGTCCTGTCAGTCTCATTATTTCCAATGTTTTCATACGTCCTGTCAAATACATATTGGTAGCAGCACTTCTTCTTGCAGTATGGCTACTGATCAGTTCCCATTTCTCTTTTGTCACTGTAACCAACTTTCCTCCCTTAGTATACGAATAGGTTATTTTATCCGTTAATCCTATCTCCTTCATTATGACTTTCAGATACTTATTGAAATACTGAATGCAGAGTCCTCCAGGAATACGACCTTGATATTTCTCGAAGATCTCCCTTATGTAGTCGTGAGCTGGCACTTTAACATCCACATTGGTCTTTTTTGTTCTTTTTATGATGTATCCATCTCTTAGATTATCTTTAGTTAATGTCGAATAATCGGAATATCTGAGAGCCGTCAGGCATCCTATGACAAACAGATCACGTATCTTCTCCCTGGCTTTCCTTTTATCCTGTTTCCCGAATTTATAGTAATATATCCTCGTAATTTCATTCATTGACAGGAAGACGGCATTAGTCGGTTCTTCCCTTAAGTCTATCTCATCATAAGTACTGTCAACCGCATAATTGTATTGCAAAGCCTTTCTGACAAGCGACTGGATCTTCTGAATGTATCCAACGATTGTATTATGCCGTAATCCCTGATCTTCGAGATAAACGATGAAATCATCCAGGAATTCCTCCGTAACAGAATTGGTGAATATGTCACAGCCAAACTCAACAGAAAAATTGTCTATGTGTTTGATGATTGCATCATAAACGGCTGCATAATGCTCAGACCTGCGTCTGCTTCTCTTTTCAAGCACTTCTCTGACAAAGTCGGTAAAGTATATACCTTCAAGAGGTTTGCTCTGCCTGAAGCGATTCCTATAGTCTCTTCCGGGTTTCTCCGCCCGCATGGAGACAGCCAAACATACTGCTGCTAGACACCTCCCGTTCCGCACCCAAATAATCTGCCGATAAGTGGACGGAACTTCTCTTTTCTAAGTCTTACATCATAATAAGCCACAGAGACACGTGAGTGTACTAGTCCGACAAAATCTCCTATTTCACGCTGGAGGTAACCTTCCTTGCGAGCCATGTAGCAGAATAGCATTCTTGCATCAGCCACATCCTGCTTCCTCGAACGAGAGAGGATCAGATCTTTTGATACTCCCGTCACTTTAGAAATCTCTTCCAGAATAATCTCCATCGGCTTCTTGTCTTTATTTTCTTTTAAGTTCATAGATTGTTCTTTAAATGGTTATTTAATTGTCTTTAAAAGCATCGGCTTCTGATGCGATGCCAGGTGATCTCTCGTTTGAAATTCTGCGGATGGAAAGGCTTGTCACGCGTATGCCAGCCAAAACGTACTCGTTTACTCTCTTCATGTATGAAGGCATCTATCTCATACTCGATGTCCCGCATCTTAATCTGTAGCAGATCATCTTCCATGTCAACCTTGCTCACCATCTCTTTCGGATCGTTATGAGAGTCCTGCTCACATACAATGAGCAGGACTACGACTACCTTTGAACTGTTCATTCTTGCTTTTTCTTCTCGTCCGAGGATTCAGGATTGGCGTCTTTGTCAGCTGTATAAGGATATACGTCCATGATAGCTGTTTCCACTACCGAGGGCACCTGATAGTCTGCCATTGTGCCTTTCATGCCGGCATCAAGGTTCTCCTTCGCCCGTCCCAGATCCGCAGCCTGTACCAGCACATAGGTGCTCGTATTCTTCTCTTTTCCGCTCTTATCATCCAATGTGATGTAGCACAACTTACATTTAAACCAGCGGTCATCACACTCGGCATCACTGGGGAAAATTTCGCTGTAGTTGGCACGCTTGATATCCGAAACGGTAAACTCTCCGGAGATAAAGGGAGTCATCTCCTCGATTATCCTTGCTTCCGCTTCCGTGAAGCTGAGAGCATCTACCAGATAAGGTTCTGTTACTTTTTTCTGCATTCCGTTTTCAACGATTTTCTCGTAACGGATTTTACATTCAAACCATGTGTGCATTCCCATAATTATTTATCTTTTTCAGGTTTGTCAATATATTTATCCGCAAAACGGTCAAGCACCTTGATACACTTGTCCGGAAGCTGCTTTGCCGTATCGTTGGTCCTGATATAGTCAATCGTACCACCGATACCATAGATATAAAGCAGCTCCTTGGTCGTCGGAATAAAAATATTCGTCATCGCCGCTATTACACCACAGACAACAAAGCGCTTCAACCATTTGAAGAATGCGTGTTCGTCGTCCCTATCCTCGATTACATCACCTTCCGATACCAACAAAACAAGCAGCATGACAACGATAATTATCAAAGCTACAATCCATACGACTGTCAATGCAGTAGACAGTTTACCAATTACGGTCATCCAATAAATTTCATTCATAATGTAAAAATTTAAATTATTAATACTTGAGGTTATTCTTTCTCTTCTCAGGCTAAAGATTTTATTCTTCGTCAGGCATCCATTTTATAGTTATGTCCGCTTTTAAAATTTTGCGACCATTACAAACAGGGCAGATTCTTTGCTCTCGATCATTTCGCTCACCCAAGGCTGGTATCCAACCATTTCCGTGACAATATGAACAGGCAAATCCTTGAAAAGTCTTCATCTCATAAATATTCTCCTTCGTTAAATTAGGAGGAGAAACCATCAAGATCTGTACTTGCTTACTCATATCACATCTTGTTAAATGATGGTTCTATTCTTGTCCACTGATTATCCTCATCCTTCTCCTCGAAGTAGAAGCGAACGACAGTACCTTCCACAACATTACTTTCACGGAAGAGCTTCATGATAGAGGAGTATTCAGGATCATTGAAATCCTCTTCCAGCTTATACAAGCGTGAAATGGATTTATAATCAAGATTTCCAACCTCATTACGCTGTATCAGTGACATGGCCAGTTTATAGATGGGATTGCGGTCACCATCTCCCTTTTTCTCAATCCAGACATTCAGATAATCAACCAGGCGTTTCTCGGCTATATCGGCACGTTCATCAAATCCTTTCACCTTATTTCCTTTGACTAACACCCTAAATTTTTCGTTCTGAACTTGGAATCCTAGTTGTTCGTCACGTCTGAGATCTCCATATGACTTTAGCAACTCGTAATAGTTAATAGCCTCATTTTGCAGCCATTCCTTGAAATCCTGACCATCCTTGAGGTATTTACGAAGTCTCTTTTCTGTGGATGCCAGGAATTTGGCACGTACTTTCTCGTAATTCTTCCTCTTGTCCACATCCTTTTTTTTCTTTTCGGCCTGCAACTTGTTCAGTAAGGCCTCACGTTCTTTTTCTGTTAAATTCTTAATATCCATAAAACATAATTTTAATAGTTAACACTATGTTGATTTCTCTCGTTTCTGTCGTTGTCATTGTTGTTCTTGGAAGCGATCAGTACCCATAACAGGCAACTGGAAGCCCATATCTTTGTATTTATGCTATCCCCAGTGATGATTCCGAGAATACAGCAGACAATCTCCAGTCTGTAAATCCACTTCATTTTCCCTCCTTTTTCTTAATTGTTTGTAACTGCTTTAAAGTCTCTTTTAATTCCTCCAAATTTTGCCGGCTTACATCCTTTTTGATGCTTCCACGTCTTTTCAGAAAGGAGGAGATCTTTGCCTTGTTCATCTCAATCTCTTCAGGATCATCGCTACGATAATCTTTGTTGAGAATACCGATGTGCATAGATATACCGAATATCTGTCCCACGACTCTTGCCTGTTCCTCCTGACGTTTCTCGCTCACCCCTTGCGGATCAAGTAAACTTTTGATCAACTGTGTAGCCTCATGCTTATATAGTTGTCTGGATGAGTCAGTGCGACCGTTACTGGCATCATAGATCATTGTGCGATAATCATCCTCACTCATCCCTGTCTGCCGCTTAAGGCGATGAAGCAAGGTTTTCTGAGGATTGGTGGCATAGAACACCAGGCGGGAAGGTTTGTTATTACTCATAATCGTTGCCATTTAATTCGTTACCATGATACAACCGGGCTCTCTCTTCGACAATGGGAATCTTCTTTCCTACATTGTTCCCCACACGTCCGCTTACTTCGGCAGCCAGACCCTGCACATGGAAGATTACTTTTGCCAGCTTCGAAGCCTGTCGCGCAGCGGCATTATGTGGTCTTCCCTTTTCCTCATGAGCAAGAATAATGAACAGCTTTTCCGGAAATTTACGGATGAGCTTAAGTAATCCATACTCCTTATTCATCAGCTCATCCTTGTAATAGGAGGCATTGTCAATAAACACAACTTTGGCACTCCGACGGTCACGAAGCTTTTCCCAGAGATCCTCAACAGGCATGTACTCGTACATGTACATATTGGAACATTCTTCCGGTATGCCTACCTGCAGGCAGGTATCCTGTATGCTTGCCGAGATACCCTCTTCCGCACTCAGGTATAGTACTCTTCCCATTTGCCGCAGATAATTGGCCAACATAAGCGCGAAAGTGGTTTTACCGTTCTTCTCCGCACCATATATAAGCCATATCCCGTGATCTTCGGGCTCAGGGGATATATACTCCGCCCACATGCCGTCAAATTGAAATTTGGAGATTTTCTTGTCATACACATTACGCATGGTGAGTAGACGTACACGCTTTTTCGGCTTCTTTTCTTCTTCCTTTTCCATCATCAAGCTCCTTCCTGCATAAGTATTAATGCTGATTCTGCACGTCTCAGACCCGTTTCCAGGGTCTCTCCATGCGTATCAAGACACATATTCACAACTTTCTTTACCATCTCTCTATCGCTTACATTGACCGACAGCACATCCGTGATCAGCCGACGGTAGAACAGCAGCCGGTCATCCTTACCCGTAGGCACAATCGAATAATATTTGCTGGAAAAGCGGGAGAACAGTTCCTTGAATGAATTCTTCCTGCTACGTCCCTTTCCATTCTGCAGTTTCGTGCGAAGTCCGTCAGATCCCATCATGAACCAGCCGCACATGTTTTCCGTACCGTTCCACAGGCCATGCAGGGACTCCAGTGCCGCATAACTCAGTGCGCCGGCTTCGTCAATAATCACGACCGGAGAAGGGATATTGCATAGGGTATACTTGATACTGTCTTCCATCTCCTCCACTGTTCCTTCGTCGGAACCGATGCAACGCGCCAGGTGAAGAATAAAGGAGCGACGGCTGCGACATTGCGTGGCATCCAGATAAAAGCAGTTCTTGCGGTTACGGGAAAGATAAAGGGCCGAATAGGTCTTGCCGATGGCGCATTCGTCCACGAACATCATCGCCTTGGAATACTCCTTGCAGAAATCCACATACTGCTCAATCATATTAAATACATCCGTACGGGCCATTCTCCACATACGCTCCGAAGCGGTTACTCCCAGCAACCGGCCAACCGACAGCCATTTTCTGTGACCGATCTTCTTTTCGGTATCCGCAGTGATCTTTCCATTGACAATCTCACTGTAGATACCCTGATTAAGTCCGTATTTCTTGGCAAATTCACCGTTACTGCCACTGAAGAGTTCCCTTGCCTCCTTCAGGGCATCCAGTACTTTCTGTCTGTACTCTCTGGTAGTTTCTATTTCCATATCAGTTATATTTTAAAAGTTTGTTCTTAAATCTTTATTAAAGGATATTTGCGGATCATTTAAAATGATATCGTCCACCGATGTCTCTTCCAGGATCTCAACCTCCTCACGTTCTTCGGGATGGTGCCATCTGTCAAGTGAGGAGATGCGGAACTTGTCGTTGAGCGTGTCACTTCTGTGATCGATGACTACCACCTTGCCGATTTCTTGATAGTGTCTGCGGCTGTAGCCCTCCAGTGTATTCCGGTAACGGGCCATGAGTTCACGGTTCTTCCTTTGCTCAGGAGTTTCCTCCAGTGCTGAACGTGCTGTAACAGGCTGCGGAACCGCTTCGCAGACAATCCTGCTGTCATCTCTGAGACAGATAACGGCGCGTAGTACACTCCCGTCGTTGTCGTCCATGTAGTGGATATCCACCTCCTTGCCGGCCAGCGTACGCATATACCCGATGAGCTTGTCGCCTGTAGCCAAGGTACCGTTATCTCCCAACATATACCACATCTTGCGGAAACGTACCTGGCCGGCAAGGCTTACGCTTGTAGCGACCTTCCTTCCCAAGGAGGGAAGGATGCTCCGCCAGTTGATAGCGTTCGTATTATCCGGATTCTGCTTCTGGAGGAAAACTTCCCAACGTGTCATACCCTTGTAGATGCTATGCTCGGTATTGTTCCATCTTTCAATGTCTATGAGGCATTCCTCTATGATTCGCTCGTAAGGCAGGATAGGGATCTTACCGGTAGACACCTGGTTGGACTCGCTTCTGGCAAACGGACGGGCCAGCCAGCCCTCACGTTTCTTTTCCATCTGGTAACGTATGGGACGCCAGTAACCTTCACATCTCTTGGAACGGGCGCTGTTGGCCTCGATCCTGACGGTTTTAAACATAGCTCCCGCCTTGAGGAAGGTATCTGAAAAGCCGGAGTTCAGATTACTCTCGCACTCCACCTCATAAGGCAGAGGCATACCCCAGCGTGAATAGTTGCGTACCATCTGGCGATAGAACTCGGAGATGATCCCTTCCTTGTCCTTTCCGTACACCCATGCGGTGATAGCCTCGCTGCCAAGATCCACTCCGCAATAGAACCATACACGCTTCCCCTCGGCATAGAAGAAGGGAGGCTGGCGGTCGTCCACGGAAATGATGCTGCCGGCCCATTGCGGGTGCTCCAGCGTTTCGAAGGGGACATACATTCCCAGACGGATCTGACGGTTTCCCGTACGCTTGCGTGAAGTGGCTACACCCGACTCCCAGGAGCTCAGGAAACCGCTCACAGTTCGCTGGGAGATCTTACCATATTCCTTCGGATCGAACACCTCACCAGTCTCCACATTCACGATTTCCACATATCCCGCCAGGAAGGCATCGTATTGACGAAATACCTCAGCCATATCAGGTTTCCAGGACTGATGGGCAAACATACTCTCCAGAAGGGCGCGGGCCTTTTCTGTACGTATGCCGGCAGAGTTGTTACCTCTGTTCTTATTGATAAGAAAACGGTAACCGTCCTCCTTGCTCCCGGCGGAGTATTTCTTCATCTTCTCTATAAGACGGGCACGTGAGGGAGGAAGGGTATGGGTCTTTCCGAATCTCTTCTCCAGCACCTGCGAGAATGTACTGTAATCAGACCATACTGAATCGTCCAGCCCGTACATGCTCCTGCGTCCTCTGGACTGCCATTCGCTCAGGCGAGCCTCACGGAGTGCGAGCAAAGCGTTTAGGACAGAAGCGTTCATCACATACTTGTCCTGTTCCTCTGCCGAGAGAGTACCGGCGGCATCTTCATAAGTGGAATAGAAATCCACCGCATCAGAATCCACACCAAAATAAAGCAAAAGGATATGTTCCACACGGCGGGGATCGCCGATGGCCTCACGGATGGTCGCGGGAAGGGAATCGAAAAGGATGAGCAGACGGTTGCCCCGACCACCGCCACGGGAGTAGCGCTTAAGGCCGGTAGGCTTGTCTTTGTGACGATGCAATTGAAGTTTAAGATTACTCCATTCGTAGAACCTGGGAACAAGCTCGTCCTTGGTGACCACCAGTATATCGTTATCTATAAAAATTGGCATTTCTATAATCGTTTAACTCTTGTGCAGTTCCCGGCTTCGAACCGGGAATGAAGGCCACCCTACCGTCTCTTTTTACCACCTATCGAAAAGATATATAGTTATGAAAATGGTTAAGTATGTAATCCTGAAAACTGGGAAACGGGAAGGTTCCTTGACTGCTCCTTTATTTATCCTCTGCGCGTTTGGCGTGTAGCGCCTCGGAGTGCTTCGAGTAATTCTTCAAAGTCTTTTGCAAGCGATTCCTGTTTACTTTCTCTTTGTTGTACTGAGTAATACTCAGAAGCGTTTTGAATGAGCTTGGAGAACTCAGTACTTTCGTTCATAAGTCCAACAATCATCGTAGTCAAAGTATTTACTTTACCCATGAGAAGGTTAGTACTATTAACTCTGTCTTCTTCGGTTTTCCCAATAAGCATCAAAACTGTGATACCGTTTTCCTCGCATGTTTTTTTAACTTGCTCGGCCATTTTTAAAAGCTGTTCTTCTTTCATTTTAAATCTAATTTTTAAGGGTTAATAAATCATTCTTGGTTATTTTGCTCTAGTATTTCATTACAGATGTTGTCCTGATAAACTCATCCAGGTTACTGTTGATTTTCATTTCCTCAGTTATCATCTGGACTATTTGTTTGGAGTGACCACGAGCATAAGAGATACTGGTAAGTTCACCACTGTCATTCTCGTAACCGGCAACTGCGATAACCTGAATGCCGTTCTGCTTGCAGAACTCCTGCAGCTGTTTAAACATCAGTCCTAATTGTTGTCTCTTTGTCATTTTAATCTATTTATGAGGGTTAATAAATCGTTTTAAATCTGCCCCTATTTATCACAAACCAGGGCAGTTGTGCTGCTTTCGCAGCTTGGCAAATACTTTACATATATGGAAAAATTCAGAAATATCCTTATCCTCACGGACTGGGATAATCTTGCCGCCTCTGTAGCATGGGGTAAATAAACCATGATAAATTAAAAGTTTTATTACGAAATGGTTATTTCTCAATTTCTTTGACTAGCCGTTTAGCACCGGCTATGACCCATATCTTGTCCACCATTTCCGCAACCTTTTCTTCGCATGTCGGTCCGATCTTTATCATAATAGGACCTTCTTTATTCTGATCCTTTGGAATAATAATCGGGCAAAGCATACCGTATTCACGCCAGATTGAGATCACGATTCGGAAATATTCCAGGTTGATCCCCATTGTATAGGTGATCATTGCATTTCCTCCCATCCAATGGAT